CTACCAGGCGGTATCACAATGAACGGTCAGCAAATCTACAACGAAGCTGTTGATGAGATTAAAGATTTGGAGGATAGAATTCGAGATACTTGGGAAGAACCTCCCCAGTTTCTCGTTGGGTAATTTTACAAAATAAATTTGTGAATCGCGGTGCTGAGAACACCCATTCACTCTATGTCTGAAAGGAGACACAGCATGTACTATATATATGCCTACCTAAGAAATGATGGCACTCCATATTATATTGGCAAAGGTAAAGGTTATAGGGCCTGGGATAAAAAAAGCCATAAAACAATACATACACCTAGAAATGAAAGTTGTATAGTTGTAATGGAATCAAATTTGACTGAAATTGGCGCTTTTGCTTTAGAGAGATTTTATATTCGCTGGTACGGTCGAAAAGACAGAAGTTCAGGTATATTGAGAAATCGAACAGATGGTGGAGAAGGTACGTCAGGTTTATACTACAAGAAAACGGATGAACATAAGAAAAAGATAAGTGATACTTTAAAATTTAAAAACATAAAACCTCCATCTAGAAAAGGTCAAAAAAGATCAAAAGATGCGGTTGAAAAAACAGCAAATTTTCTTAGAGGTCGACCACTTAGTGAAGAACATATATTAAAATTGAAAAGACCTAAGATAAAAACAAATTGCCCACATTGTGGACAACTTGGTGCAATCAATCAAATGAAAAGATGGCACTATAATAACTGTAAAAAGATGATAGGTTAAAAGAAAGAGTAGCAAAATAACATGGCAGTCTCACAATACTTCAACAACTACTCTGGAAGAATGACTGGCGAACAGTTTCTGATGGAGGACAACATTGTCGAGTCCATCAAGATCATGGGCCATGACTGCTGGTATGTTCCTCGTGAAGGTTTCAATGAGGTCGACTCACTCTTCGGTGAGAATCCTCAATCAAAGTTTGAACGTGCCTATAACATGGAAATGTACCTAGCCAACGTCGAAGGTTACGAAGGTGATGGTGACTTCTTCTCCAAGTTCGGCGTTGAAATTCGAGATACATCTAACTTCATTTGCTCACGCAGATCATTCGAGCGTTACATACCATCGAGCATAGCACAGCGCCCACGCGAAGGTGACCTTGTGTTTGTTCCTGGTTTACAGAAGCTTTTCGAAATCAAGTTCGTTGAAGAAGAATTGATGTTCTTCTCACTTGGTAATAGAAAACCATATATCTACGAAATGCGCTGCGAACTCTTCCGCTACAGCCAAGAAAGCATTAATACTGGTGTTGAAGAAATCGATCACGTTGAGCATACACTTGGTTATGCAATTCAAATCGATGTTACGACTGGTTCTGGCAACTTCTATCAAGATGAGCGAGTCTATCAAGGTGTCAGCCTGGCCACATCTACAGCATCAGCCGATGTTCGTGATTGGGATCCTACACTGAAGCAATTGCAGCTAATCAATATCATCGGCACCTTTGCAACGGGTTCAGCTATCAAGGGTGCCACATCTAACGCAAACTATAACATCTCTATAACAGACACGCTTGGTGATTACCTTGACTATGATACCTATGATAATAAGATCATTCAGACTGAGGCCGACGCTATCATATCATTCAATGAACAAAATCCTTTTGGTGAACCATAATGCTTAGTAATGCTCACTTCTATCACAAGCTAATCAGAAAATATGTGGTGTTGTTCGGTAATATGTTCAATAACATCTTGCTTGTGCGTGTCGATAAAGATAACAATGCTGAAATAGAACGCTTCAAGATTCCTATTCTCTATGCTCCAAAAGAAAAGTACTATGCACGCCTTCAGTCTGATCCAGATTTGCAGCGTGAGCTTCAGATTTCTCTACCTAGACTTTCATTTGAAATGACTGGGTTGACCTATGATGCTACTCGTAAACAGAACTCACTTTTGAAGGCCGCTGCGGCTAACACATCTACAAAAGCAACGATGCAGTATATTGGTGTGCCTTATGATCTGTCTTTTGAGTTGAACCTGTACACCAGAAACATTGATGATGGTGCTCATGTGGTTGAACAGATTCTACCATACTTCAATCCCGATTATACTATCACGACTAACTTGATACCTGAGCTAGGTTTCGAACGTGATATTCCTATCATTCTAAAGAGCGTCAGAAACAACATCGAGCATGAAGGTAACTTCGATGCTGTTCGCTTTGTTACCTGGACACTAGAGTTTACGATGAAGGTTCATTTCTTTGGGCCTGTCAGCACACCTAAGATCATTCGCAAGATTGATACTAACATCTATAATGATCCAAGATTGACAACAGGCAATATCATTCGCATCAATACAAAACAAGGTAACAATGGAACATTCCAGCTTGAAGATGTGGTCTATCAAGGTAACAACTATCAGACTGCAAATGCCTATGCTACGGTTATCGCATGGAATCGTGGCACAGGTAAGCTAACTATTGGTGGTGCTCAAGGGCAGTTCATGGCTAATGGTATAATCAAAGCGGTTTCGACCAATGCTTCGTATGGCATATCATCATTCGACACCAGCCCATTGAAGCTGGTCAACATTCACATTGAACCAAAACCAAATACTGCACAACCTGGTGATGATTACGGATATACAACTACCATCTCAGAATGGCCTAACATATAATGAAAATCCACGAAACGCTATCAGATGCTCTAGGTATTGAGCATGAGGTCCTACCAGCGGTGATCCGTCAACCGGTGCAAGAGGTCATTGTGCCTACAGAAGGGCAGGTCGACCAAGAAGAAGACTACAGACTGGCCCGCAAGACCTTTCGCCAACTCATAAACAAAGGCAACGATGCTATTGAAGGCATCTCAGACTTAGCTAAAGAGTCCGAGTCTCCACGCGCCTACGAGGTTATGGCCACTCTGATGAAGACGGTGGCTGATACGACTAAAGACCTCTATGCACTACAGAAGATGACCAAAGACCTTAAAGCGGAAGATAAGAATAGACCACAAGAAGAGCAACGTATTAATGTTGAGAAGGCCGTCTTTGTCGGTTCAACAGCAGAACTGCTAAGACAGGTGAAGAATGGGAATTAAAGGTTATCAAAACAACCCAAATCTTCCACGAGAAGACTACATTCACTCATTCACTCAATATGAAAAAGATGAGTTCATAAAGTGCGTCGATAATCCTATCTATTTTGCTACCAAGTACATGAAGATTGTCAACGTAGACCGTGGGCTTATGCCATTCGAGATGTGGGACTTCCAGAAAGAAATGCTCACATCTTTTCATGATAACCGCTTCTCTATCTGTAAGCTGCCTCGTCAGGTCGGTAAGACAACCACATCGGTAGCCTATCTGCTCCACTATATTCTATTCAATGAGATGGCAACCGTAGCTATTCTTGCTAACAAGTCTGCAACCGCTCGCGAAATCATGGGCCGTCTCCAGCTAGCCTTCGAATATCTACCACGATTCCTTCAGCAAGGTGTCAAAGAATGGAACAAAGGCTCACTCGAACTGGCCAACGGGTCTAGATGCCTCGCTGACTCCACTTCAGGCTCATCTGTTCGTGGTAAGACTTTCAACATCATCTTTCTTGACGAGTTTGCGTTCGTACCGAATAACATCGCAGAGGCCTTCTTCAACTCGACCTATCCTACCATTTCATCTGGTAATAGCACGAAGGTCATTATCGTATCTACACCAAACGGGTTGAACCTGTTCTATAAGATGTGGTCAATGGCTATCGACAAGAAGTCCGACTATCTACCAATTGAGATTCACTGGTCAATGGTACCAGGGCGTACTCAAGAGTGGAAAGAACAGATCATTCGTAATACTTCTGAAGACCAGTTTCGTCAAGAGTTCGAGTGTGTTGCTGGTGATACTATGATTGATATAATGGAAGATGATGGAACAGAAAAAAATATGAAAATATCTGATCTTTTTGCGAGACTGAGTTCATAGGAATACTAAATAGATGTATGAAAACATTAGCAGAAGCTTTAGGTATAGAACATCAAGGTACATTCTCACAAGAAGTTGAGCATGTTTGTCTTTTTGATAATTATAGAACTTACGGAGGCGGTGGAGCCGGTGAGTTGAATGGTTTCTA